TGACGATGGAAAATTATTTGATGTTGATGTAAAATTGCGAGGCTGTTATGAAATAACACAAGATAGATATAATTTCTATTTATTCGATGATGATAGTCTTACACGTGATATGGAAGAAATGCGCAGATTAACAGAGAAATTTTATGAGTTGCAAAATTTCGATTCACATTAAAAAATATATTCTATGATTTGTTTATAATGAGTGATAAAGAGATTGAAGATATAAGATCATCTGAAGCGTGTCCGCAAAATCCTGAAGATAAGAAATGTGCTCCAGGAGCTGTTTTTGACGCTGGATCATGTATCGAATTAAATGTATTGATTGAAATGGCAAAAGCTTACAATGTAGACAATGACAACAAGATACATTTATATGAAACTTTAGAGACACTCAATCCTCGCAAATACAAAAAATATCTATTAAGAGAGATAAATAATAGAACCACCCAAAAATGCGATAGTCAAAAGTGTTGGACTGAACAAAAATTTATTAAAAATATGAATGAAATAATGAGAACACAACTTGAAAAATTTACATTTCGACCAGAAGGACCCGAAGGAAGATTTGAATGGTTAAACACACTAAATATAAACGATGTAATGGGACAGTATGAAGACAAATATCCGGATTTTAAGTTTTTGGGAGCTGTGCCAATGGATTTTGATGATCTTCCTCCTTTGGGAATAAAAAATCTTGATTTTAACAATCTTTTAAAAGAAGGAAAAACAAAAATAGGCGTCATATTTAATCTTGATGAACATTGGAAATCTGGTTCACATTGGGTTGGATTGTTTTCAGATTTAAAAAAAGGAAATACTTATTATTTTGATTCATATGGTGTTGGACCAGAACCTCGAGTGAGAAAATTAATGAGAAGAATATTTAAATTTAATCAATCTGGATCTGGAATAGAGCAACCTGTTGCGGACCACAACAAAATAAGACATCAATATGAAAATTCAGAATGTGGTGTATATTCAATTAATTTTATATTGAGAATGTTAAGAGGGGACAGTTTTGAAAATATATGTAAATCAAAAACTCCGGATAAAAAAATAAATAAATGTAGAAACGTGTATTTTAAAAATTCACATATTTAATCTTCATCAGAAGATTCCATTTCCATAACAACCACAGTATCTTCTATAAGTTTGGCAACTTTCATATCGTATAATTTCTTTGTTTTATCATTTGCTTTATCACCTGGAGGATTACATATCAATTCAACTGCATATATTGCCTTTTCATTCTTTTTCTTTTCTGTTTCCTTCAAAGATTCAATATATTGAAAGGCTATTTCTGCTCTATCTTTATGGCTTCTTAGATATTCAACGTTATCCCAAGTTTTTTGCAGAATGGGCAATCTCTCTTTAAACCATGCTCTATCACGTTCAATTGTGACCGATTTAGATTCAATGAGTTTCCAATATATTATTTTATCAAAAATATGATCTTTGTGTGTTGAATACAAATTTGATAAAGTTTCTGCTATCCACAAATCACATTCTTCTGGAGACATTTCGATTTTAGATGGATATATGAATGATGCATTGTCATACACTACGGTCAAATAGTGACCATTTGATGCTTCTTCTATTTTATTCCGTGGAAGCAGTTGAATAAGGACTCCCTTTTCGAATCCTGTTGTTTGAGATCTGAATGGTTCGCTTGTGTCTGTGTCAGCTATAAATTCTTCTCTTGAAGAATATTCATTGAGATTACATTGCCAAAAATCACACAGTTCCAAATCACAACACTCTAATTGTAATTGAACTTGGTCCCAATAATAAATGGGACATATGCCATCTTTAATTTCTCCGGTCTGAAGAATTTTACGTCTGAATGGAACCTTGATCTCTAACATTCTACCAACGAGAGATGTTTTATGTACACCGTCCAGTTTATACTTTCCAACTATACCATCTGGGCTCGCTCCAAGAAATTTATATTTAGGGTGATCAACTAAACCAAATTCAATAACATTAACATTCATTCTGTAAGAATATATCATGGTTGCTACATTCTCAAATTTTTTACCATGATAGCACGCCTCATTACCCGTAAATGGACTACCCTTTACTTTTTTAAAATAAAATTTATATGGATATTCATATTTATTTTCTCCGAGAACAGTGCCTCCATCGCTTGCTGTTATTTTGCCATCTCTCTGTTTAAACCATGCCTCAGATCTCTGTGCAGGATATTCTATTTCCATTAATCTGTCCACTACTTTTGCGGATTTTTTTGCAGAATCATCCAGTTTATCATCATTTTGTGTATCATGAACCCATTGTGTACCATACGGACCATATTTATCTTCTATTCGCTTAACAGATGTATATTTCTTTTGTCCATAAACATATTTACTTTTGGGAGGCAATTGAAAATCAGATGGCTTTTGACTGGACGTTGTTTTGATATATTTTCTAAGATAATCCATTCTGGGACCCAATACTTCTTGAGGTTTTTTTTCTTTATATTGTGGGAGTTCTTCACTTGAATTTTCTGATTCAGAATTTTTTTTACTAACGATTAATTTATGTTTTGCATCTGAACTACGCACATTATTTTCTATTTTTATTTTTAAATCATCATATGTGTTATCTGTTGCATTAGATGTATCGATAATTAATTTACCATCTGAAATATTTGAATATTTTGCCAAAATTTGTTTTATTTTGGTTTGTTTGAATTCGTCATTTGTTTCCGAAATAGATTTTATTATTTCAGACACTTTTGATAGAGTATGAGACCCATTGTGTTTTGTGAGTTCTGTTTTGATCAATTTAAGCATACCGTTATATAGTTATCTACGTTTATATAGCTTATTTTCAGTGATTTTTTGTATCAACTTTTGAACAAAAAATACTAGTTTAATTCATATGTCTATTAAGACTTATAAAGATCTATAAGGATGAATAAAAATTGAAATTATATGTTAATCAAGTTTAATACTTACAATTTCATATCATATCTATGAGTGACACCAAAGATCAGCCATTTATTACAGACATCGGCATAGCCATTGCCGGATCAGTAGATAGTGGCAAAAGTACATTTATAGGAGTTATCACAACAGGAGTTCTCGATGATGGTAACGGCAAAGCAAGAGAAGGTGTGGCAAAACATCCACACGAAGTTGCCAGCGGTAAAACGTCAGACATATCTACCAGAATGTTTACTGTTCCAGGAACGCGAAGGGCAATAACTATGATAGATTTATGCGGACATGAGAAGTATTTGAAAACAACTACATTCGGCATCTCTGGTCACTATCCCGATTATGCATTTGTGATTGTATCTGCAAATAGAGGGATTTTACCGATGACTAAACAGCACTTCACACTGTTAATGTCTCTAAATATTCCGATTGCTATAATATTGACGAGAGCAGACCTGTCTCCCAAAGATACTTATAACGACACAAAAGATTCAATAGAAGCGTATTGTTCAAAAGCATGGAATACAAAAGTTAACTTTGTGAATGATTATTATGATACTACAGAGACTCCTGAATACGGTAAAAAGGTTGGTGAACTGGTGAAAGAATTGATGAGTCCATTAAATGGTAGACAAACTTTTATTCCAGTTATAACTGTTTCAAACAAGACCGGATATTTCATTGACACTGTTAAAGGTGTATTGTCATCTCTTGAACAGAGAAATTTTTGGGATAATTTCGATTATGATGCACCAGAAGAGTTTGGAAAGGGAGATGTGCCAGACATGCCATTGGACAAACGATCTGTATGTAACAATCGAATTATACGAGGTTTTATGACACATATGAAAAATCCCTCTATATTCCCACCTGTAGAAAAATTCAAAGGTTCTATATTTTACATTGATTCTGTTTTCAATCCCAGGGGGATTGGTCTTGTAATTTCTGGAATTGCTCGAGGCGATATGTTGAAAGTTGGCAACATTATGCACATTGGTCCGATAGCTAGAAAAGATCCATTCGAAAATGAATTGAGAATAAAGTCTATTCATAACAACGTCAAAGAACCAACAGGTTTTTTAGATCACCATCATAGAGGATGTTTGGCAGTTGCTCCGGTAACTGCAAAAGATATGGTAACCAGAGATACTATTAAACGTGGCATGGTTTTAATTAGTCCAAAAAGTCTAGCAAAAAATGTATGTTTTAGATTTCATGCAGTTATCACTGTTTTCAATCATCCTGCAACATTGAAATCCGGTTATTGTCCAAATCTCCACATGGGAACCATCAGACAGACAGTTCGAATGCACTTGGATCCGGAGAAAAATGGTGGCAAGAACGAAATCAAATCTAACGATTACGCTATTGTGACTTTCAAATTCAAAATGAATCCAGAATACGTTGAACCATATCAGGTATTTATATTTAGAAGCGGTGCAATTCACGGTATAGGAGTGGTGATAGGTATAGTGTCTCTAGATGAAGACAAAGATGCAAAACCCGATCCCGTTAGATATAAGAGACGTTTTGCTCACAAACGAGAACGCGCAAAAAATGACAGACCTGTTAAGGGTGCGGCTGCAACATCTTAACAGCTTAAGCAGATGAGATGATTTATATATTATATGGATAATTATACCGATGAACAAAAAAATTATATAACATTTACAGAGGCTATTGACACAAAATTGATAGCATGCGCAGGTTCAGGAAAAACAAAATGTATCATTGCACGAATGGATAATTTAATAAAAAATAATGTATATACTGGAGATCAAATTTTAATGTTAACATTTTCCAGATTTACACGTGATGATTTTTTAACAAAAATAGTAACATATAAGGCAGAACACATACCAATATCGTCTATTAAAACTATAGATTCGTACGCAAAGGGGTTAATAGATAAAGATAATGAAATTGATGTATCGTTGCTCTCATATAAATTTATGAAATATTTAGAGAGTTCTTCAAATGAAGAATTAGATAAAAATGTCCAATTGAAAATGATAAAATGTTTGTTTATAGATGAGGCACAAGATCTAAATGAAATTCAGTATAAAATATGCATGTTTTTAAAAGAGAAATTAGGAGTGTGTATAAATTTAATAGGTGACCCAAATCAAAATATATATCAGTTTAGAAATTCAAGCGATAAATATTTAATGGAGTTTCCAAGCAAGGTGTTTTATTTGACAAAAAATTTTAGATCTCATTTGCCTATAATAGAATTTTCAAAATATTTACGACCATTTTCAGATGTTGATGTTGTTAATACAAAAGATAATTCCAATTGCAAACCAGTATTTGTTTTTAACGATAGTGAAAGTTCTTTTGAATTCCAATTGATAAGTTTTTTAAAAGACGCATTTGAAAGAGGTATTGAACCCAGCAAAATTGCCATATTATCACCTACAAGAGGTAGAATGCGAGGATATGGTAAATCACACGGTTTATGTTACGTAACGAATGTTTTGTTTAAAGCAAAGATAAAATTTAAACAATTTTATGAAGAAGCAACTGAAGAAGGAAATACAAAAATGAGATACAAACCAGAAAAAGGATGTGTAAATATATTGACATATATGGGATCAAAAGGGTTAGAATGGGATTATGTTTTTATAATTGATGCAGATATGTGTTTAATAAACAAACGTTATTTTGATGAAGAGAAACATAATCATGATAGATATTTGCTGTATGTTGCGTGCTCAAGAGCCATTCATAATTTAATAATATTTTCAAGATGTAATGTCTCGACGGATTCACTGATGTTTCAAACAAATCCATGGTTTTCAAAAATCCCCAAAAAGAATTATTTGGTTGAATGTAGATATGATAAGAAGTTCAAATTTCCACAATTAAAATATAACAACATGTCTGATTCAGAACGCAGAGTTACAAAGATAATAGACAGAATGAATGAAATACAGTTAGATAAAATGGCAGAACTAATAGGATACAATTCATCTTTTGATAAAACGGTTGTATTTGAAAACAAGATACAAAAACAAACTGTAAAGATATTCAAAGATTATTCTGATATAGAAACAGAATCATCTATATTTTTGGGAAAATATGTTGAGAATCTGTTCAATTGTTATCTAAATATAAGATATAATAGATCTCATAAAAGATATGTAGATATTGAAAATATAGGAAATTCATCATGTATATTAACAAATGTATCATATATTGCGAGTGATTGGTATTATATGAATCGTGCTCAATTAACGTGGACCAAATATGATTCAATGAAAGACACTCTAGATCCCCTAATTGTTGATTTTGTTGAAAAGAAACTTGACAGGAAAAAGAATATAGCAGAATATACAATTATAAATGATAGTTATTATCAATGGTGTATTTTGAAGAAAAAGGACAGAATCAAAAGAATATATAATGAATATATTAATTGTAAAGATATAAATAAAATACATAGAAAACTATTTCACGTTATAGTATTGCTGTATTCATTTGAGACACAACACTATTTTCATGTAAGAGACAAAGGTGCAAGATTTACAAACATATTAGATGATTTTAGGGATTTATTTCGAGCTATAAAAGATTATGCATTGACAACAGGTATTGAATACATACGAACAAGTGTACCTGTGAGTAAAAATGGTATTATTGGAGAAATAGACATAATTGATTCTGATAATGAATTATGGGAGATAAAATGTACATCAGATATATCTCTAAAACACATAATGCAACTATTTATGTATAATATAATGTATAAAGATCTGAAAGATACAAAAAATATAGTTCTTAGATTTATGAATTTTTTAAAAGGAGAGATAACGAGTGTTACTATAAAATTAACAAATGAAATATTGGAATCATACGTTGCAGAATTTGTCAAAGTTGCAAAAATAGAATGAATTATCCTTTTACTAATTGAACTGTGTCGATATAGTTCATCATTCTCATTTTGCAACATGGATTGGTAACAAGTTTACTAATGATTTCTTGACGTTTTTTAATATAATCCTTGTTACTGTTTATACTACTTTGAGAAATCATATCGTCATCAACTCCTAATGAGTCACAAACCGCCTTCATTTCGGAAATATATGTTATTTCCTTGTTGCCAAGGGGTTCACCACATGTCGGACATATCATATACAGCATTTTATATTATATGATATTAATATATTTTTAAGTTGATATTTAGATGTTCAATTTTTATTGGAAATTATTAATTTTAATAAAAATATTAGATGATTGAGTATACCAATTATTGCCAGTTTTTATTGGAAATCGATGATTTGTTCGTATATTTTTTATTTTATTATACATCTAAAAATAATCATGCAAAAATAAATATATACCGAAAAATTATATAATGAACGTTTTAAATAAAAATTCAGCTATGACTATAGCAAAAAAAGCTTTAAATATACTTAATAGCGCATCTATGCAAAATTATACGGTGAAACCAGTTAGGAAATATTCTAACATTACAACTATTGTCGATTCAATGAATGAACCAACAGCGGCTGAATGGTTGACTGGTATGATTAACTGTACTGGTGGTGGTTCGGACACATGGACGCTTCCTACTGGACCACTTTTGGCTGATGCTATGCCTGATTCATCTGTGGATATTGGTGATTCTTTTGAATGTTATGTTATAAATGGATCCGGTGGCATTTTGACATTAGCAAGTGCATCTGGAGCATCTATAACAAATACAACTGCTGATCTAACAATTGCAAATGGTGAATTATTTAAATTGACATTTATTTTTAATGATGCAACTGCCGATTCGGAAACCTATATAGCTCTTCTTGAGAAATCAACATAAATATTTAAGATTATAAAACGACACCTTTATGATGTTATATATTCTCTGAATTCAATATATAATGAGTGTTCAAAATCAAAATGCTGCGCTTATCATTGCAAAAAAAGCTTTAGATGCTGCAAATATGCTTAATATGCAAGCATATCCTGGAGTACAAATTAGAAAATACAGAAATATAACAACAATTGCTGATTCGATGAATGAACCAACAGCGGCTGAATGGTTGACTGGCATGATTAACTGTACTGGTGGTGGTTCGGACACATGGACGCTTCCTACTGGACCGGTTTTGGCAAACGCTATGCCTGGCTCATCTGTGGATATTGGTGATTCATTTGATTGCTATGTCATCAATGGTTCTGGTGGCTCTATTACTCTTGAAGCTGGTGCTGCCGGATCAGCAATTACAAATGTGAGTGATGATTTGGTTGTTGAAAATGGTGAGGTATTCAAGGTGACTTTCGTATTTTCAACAGCAACCGATGATGCCGAAGCATATAAAGCATTGTTGGTCAAATCTGTATAAATTTTTGTATTTTTCGGCATGATTTTTTAATTACCATTAAAACCACAATTAAAATCTGGTGTTAAAATATAGATGAATTTAAATGAGACTGCTGCATTAACTTTAGCAAAAAAAGCTATTTCGTTGATAAATAACCAAACTACTCAAGCGTATGAGGTTACCAAATTATTGGAATCAAGAGATAACTCAGCCGCGGCCATATAGATTCACACTAATGGTGGCACAGCAGAAACTATCAAAATTCACGCTGATCAAGGCACGACAACAAGATCTGTCAACATTGTATCAGACGTTGGCGGTGTGGCAGTAACAAGCGGTTTAAACGCCGCGAATGCCGTATTCATTCATGCTAACGATTGTACTGCGGAAACTATCAAGATTCGTGCTAATCAGGGTACATCAGCAACTGACAAAGCTGCATCAGTTCAATTAACATCAGAGGTTGGCGGTATTAACTTGTATTCTGGTTTGAATGCTGCAAATGGGATTTACCTTCATGCCAATGGTGGTACAGCAGAGACAGTTAAGATACATTCTGATCGGGGTACTTCAGCCACATCTGTAAATATTGTGTCACAAGCCGGTGGAATTACATTAGATGCATCGGGCGATGTGGTTGTTTCAAACACACTGGTGTTCAAATCGCCGGTGACAGAGATAACAACAGCAAAAACTGTTACTGCCGCCGAAAGTGGAACTGTATTTGCAGTGTTTCAGGAATCGGAAGAATCATACATTATTAGGTTGCCTGCTGCTGCTGCTGGGTTAAAATACACTTTTGTGTGTAGTGGTGGTTCTGACAATATTGTATATATACTCACAAATTCAGACAGTGAACATATATACGGTACGGTATTCTCTTCTGGTGGTACAAACAGTAACTTCTTGGCAGCAAACACTATACGATTAAAAACAACTACAGAAATTGGTGATCATGTCGAAATAATAGGCATAACATCGTCAATATGGTGCGTCAAGGCCTTTTGTCATAGTGACGACGCCATCGATATATATACATAGTGACGACGCCATCGATATATATACATAGTGACGACGCCATCGATATATATGATGATTAAACTATGGATAGTTATAATGTTTGCACTTCAGCTCAAGGGTAAAGTTGCAATGTTTGCACTTCAGCTCAAGGGTAAAGTTGCAATGTTTGCACTTCAGCTCAAGAGTGAAGATGTAAAATAAATTTTGTAATTTCAAATGTGTTGCGTTTTTAAACGATTTAGATTTTATTATTTTCAATAAATAAAAAATAAAATCTAGTGTTAAAATATAGATGAATTTAAATGAGACTTCAGCATTGACCCTTGCGAAAAAGGCTATTTCGTTAATAAATAACCAAACTACTCAAGCGTATGCAGTTACCAAATTATTGGAATCAAGAGATAACTCAGCCGCGGCCATATACATTCACACTAATGGTGGCACAGAAGAAACTATCAAAATTCACGCTGATCAGGGCACATCAACATCATCCGTCAACGTTGTATCAGACGTTGGTGGTATTAAATTATACTCTGGTTTGAACGCTGCGAATGCGGTATATGTACATGCCAATGGCGGTACAGCTGAAACAGTAAAGATTCACGCTGATCGAGGTACATCTGCAGCGGATCAAAATGCGTCTGTTCAATTGTTATCGGATGCAGGTGGTATTGGCTTATATGCCGGATTGAATTCTGCAAACGCTATTTATATTCACGCAAATGGTGGCACAACAGAAACAATAAAAATACATTCAGATATTGGTATCGGAGCTGCAAGTATTAATATTTTGTCCGATGCCGGTGGAATAACATTGAATGCTTCAAGTGCAGTTGCTATTACAAACAACGCAACTGTCGGCGGAACGTTGGAAGTGACAGGCAATACAACAGTCGGCGGAACGTTAGGTGTGATAGGTACCACAACATTTGACGGAACGTTAGGAGTGACAGGTACCACAACAGTTGACGGAACGTTAGAAGTGACAGGCAATACAACAGTCGGCGGAACGTTAGGTGTGAC